TATTTAATGGCAATAGCCTGTTTTCTCCTCTCATTTATTGCATATCATCCATATACTTCTAAATCCCACCCAACCCTTGCTTCAAGCCACTTTACCGTCTATATAGCACTGTTATCGTCTCCACGTGCGTGGAGAGTATAAAAGGAATATATTTACTTTTTGGGCAGGTAAATACAGAACTATTAGCGTAATCACAGTGCATTGAGTTGACAAAATAATGCAAGATTTTATGATGGTAGGGACATACAACAATGAGCTGCATTTACAATGTCATAAGGAACTTTATCCGAGTTAATTGTTTCTGATAATCAATGTTTTTTAATGAATTATCAATAATATCGTTAGCATTAAAGAACAATTCATTATTGTATTTAATTCTACCATAATAATCTCCACCAATTTTTTCAATATAAAATTCTGTTGGAATATAAATTTTATCCTCTGTTCCTGAGTATATATCGTCAATACTTTTATCAAGGAGTTCTTTGTTAAGTGTAGATATTTCGTCATTAAGCTGGGGATCAAAAGAATATCGTATAAATCCTTTGCGTATCATCTCTAACAAATTTTCATTTCCCTTTATAAAAAGATTTTTTATGTAATCAGATCCTTCTATAAAATTTATGCCTTTAAAAATGATTAGCAAGTTCCTTAGTACAAAAGCATTGCTAAAGAAGTCAGTGTCAAACATTTTAAGTGATTCTTTTAATGAATGTTTATCTTTTCTTACACTTCCATATTCTGTGGGGGTTATTCTACCATCTGTAGGAGTGTTTATAGGACGAAGCAATTTTAATTCTTTAAGAGTTTCAAACGATTTATCTAAATTCCCCATAAGAATATATAAAAAAGCTTTAATATTCAAAATAACTTCCCTTAGTTTGAGGCCATCCCTATCCTTATTGCAAAATCTCGTTAGTATTTCATCCGCAATATAGCAAGATTCATTGATTAAACCACTATACATAATATCATATTTTTTAGTGGCAATATATGAATATAAAAATTTAAGTAGATTGAGGTATTTCTCTTTATTTCGTTTGTCATTTTCCATTTGTTCTCTATAGTAATTATATTTATCAATGTCAAAATCCTCATTTGTTTTAAAATCCTTAATGTTATCTATAGACATACTGCTATTATCCTGGGAATCCAAATACTTTTTGATTAAATCGGATAAGATATTTCCATCTATAAGCTCAATATTTTTGTTTTCTGCAAACTCTATGGCTTTTTCACTAAAATACGAATTGGTTATTACAATACCCTTATTAGCATTTTGACTTAATACAACACCGTATAAATCCCTTATTACAGGTTCCCCAACTACTCCAGACCACCTTTTACATTGAATCAAATACTTACCCTTAAATATAGGCTCTTTTGAATAGGCAATAATATCAACGCCACCATCTGCAGATAATAACGTTTGTTCAACTATAAAACCCATATTTCGTAATAGTCTCCCCACTAATTCTTCAAACTCAAATCCAGTTATTTTATCTATATCTGCCATTCTTACCACCCCACATAGCCTTGTTTATTCTCCATTAATAAGTTTCCATCTAGCCCATAATTGTTTTTACACTACTAGCTCGATACATCCATATTCAAGGAATTTACATTCTTTAATATAGTATATATTTTACCAAGTACATATTTTACCATAATCAACCTCTCATTTGTAGTAAAGCATATAATAATAAATAAACCGCCGACTAAGATGTACGTAGCACCTCAATCGGCGGTTGTATTCCATAAAAGTATAATCTATCTGAACTTATTTATCAGAAAGGCTTTCCTATCATTCTAATACTTTTTGATATTCTTCAATAAAACCCTACACGTCCCACTCCACCCTAGCCCCACTTTTCAACTCAAAAACAAAATGCGTTGGTGAGACGACCTCTATCTTTTCAACCAACGCATTGAATATTCCTTCATCAAACTCTTCAAGGGCTTTCTGCCTGCCCTTTATAACCTCAATAATCTCATCTACTCTTCCCTTCAGGCTCTCCTTCAATATACTGTCCTTATCAACCTCTGCCCTCTTTTCTCTCAATTTCTCCAGTTCATCTGAAATCCTCTTGTACTCTTCCCTGTAAACCTCATCGTCCATACCGTTATTGGTCTGAAACCGTATCAATCTTTTCAATTCAGTTTTCAGTTCTTCAATCTTATTTTCCAGTGCTTCAATTTCTCTATCACTCGGCTTATGAAGAAGCACCTTCTCTATATTTTCAATCAGCGTCTTTATGAAATCTTCACGATTCTCATATAATTGGTTGAACACCCTGACAAAGGCATCTTTCAGAACACTTTCATCCACTGCTTTGGCTGCGCATGCCTTTTTTCCATTCATTATATAGGTTTTACACTGCCATACGAATTTCCTGGACGGGTTATTGCTGTTCCACTGCCTTCTTCTGTATATATTACCGCAGTTTCCGCAGAAGACCTTGCCGCTGAAAGGGTACTTATTAGAATATTTCTGCCTGTCGCCTTCAATATTGTTATATTTTGCAGCCCTTCTTGCCTTTTCAGCCTGTACCCTGTCAAATATCTCCTTTGATATAATCGGAGGATGATTTCCTTCTATTATGTATTGTTCTGCCTGTCCTTTATTATCCACCCTTTTGTGTCTGAGAAAATCAACTGTGATTGTTTTCTGAAGCAGGGCATCACCATAATACTTTTCATTTTCTAGTATGCCGCTGATGGTAGAATCCCACCATTTTGTATTGCCGGTTACCGTCTTTATTCCGTCCTTCATCAACCCTTTAGCAATTGCGTTGTAGCTTTTGCCTTCAAGGTATTCTCTGAATATCCTGCGGACGATTTTAGCTTCTTCTTCATTTATAATAAGCTCTCCTGCTTCATTTTTGTCATATCCAAGGAATCTTGTGGTATTCACCAACACCCTGCCTTTTTCAAACTGCCGCACAATTCCCCACCGGGTATTTTCAGATATATTACGGCTCTCATCCTGCGCAAGGCTGCTTAGAATTGAAAGTAAAACCTCTCCCTTACTATCCAGTGTGTTGATGTTTTCTTTTTCGAAGAATACTGCTATTCCTTTTTCCTTAAGCCTTCTCACATAATCAAGGCAGTCAAGCGTATTCCTCGCAAACCTTGAAATAGACTTGGTAATAATCATATCAATCTTGCCGTCCATGCAGTCCTGAATCATCCTTTTGAAATCTTCCCTTTTTGCCGTACTCGTTCCCGATATCCCGTCATCAGCATAAATATCGACCAGAGTCCAGTCACTTCTGCTGTTTATATAGTTCGTATAGTAGAAAACCTGCGATTCATAACTTGATTCCTGTTCCTTGTTGTCGGTGCTTACCCTGCAATAGGCGCAAACCCTTGTCTTTGCGTTTTCAGGCAATCCCTTAATTACCTGAACCGGCTTTGCTTCAATTTTTCTTATCTTTTTTACTGCTGTATTTGCTGCCATAAAATCCTCCCTTTCGAATATATTCTTTTTGTGGTCACATGATATAATCGCTTGGGGCATTAATCAAGTCAAAACTTGATATTCCAAGGCTTTGAAGGATTTTTTGTTTTCTAAATCTATGGCTTCAAATTCCTCTTGTGTTATAAGGTTGTTTTTCTTTAATGTATTTAATATATGTAAACTCAATCTATAATTGATATTCGCTTCATTTATCATATAATCTCTTGTCCCCCTTCATTAAACCCATATATGAAAGGGGCTTACCTTCCGGCAAGCCCCTGTTAAAACAAACTTTTTATCTGAATATTGAATTCCTTAAATACTGTAGAATCATCCGATAACGTGGCTGTCAAGACCACATATTTATTCAGGTAGGCAGAGCTGCTTGCTGCCTTTACGGTTGCGCTGTTCCCTGTTGACGCTGTGATGGAAGCATATAGCGTTGAAGTCCCGTCCTGATTGCGGATAGACCATGCAACGGATTTGTCAAACACTTCATTTCCATTATCATATATGTGTGCTACATAGGATTGGCTTTGTCCCAGTTTCACCGTACTGCTTCCCGCTATGGTGATTGAATAGTTGTGTGCTAAGGTTTCTACTGTAGTTATTGTAATGGAATCTGTAACTGTATCGTGATATGTAAGCTTTGCTGTAATTACAGCCTGTCCCAGTGCGATTCCCATAACCTTTCCCGTATTATCCACGCTTACACAGTTAGGATCACTGGATGTAAAGGTTACCGTAGGATTGGTTACGGCAGTTCCGTTATCCGTAACGGTTACATTCAACTGTATGATATCATTTATAAGGACATTAGCCGCATCCCCGTTATTGATGGCCAGTGTGTATGCATGCAATGTTTCATATTTCCAGCGGTCGGCAATATTGTTCTCAACATCGTCATATGTTGTGTTTATTGCATCCAGTGTACAGTTTAATTTTATAAGCCCTTCCTGGGATTTGTCTATTCCAGTAACCTTAAATGGCTGATTGGTTACGTAAAATCTCTGGTTTAATGCGATATTTCTTGTATCAGGGTTATATTGCACCGTTACGTAAATATTCCCTGAAGCTACCGATATATAATTCCCTGAAGTGATATCGAATACCTTGCTCTCTTCAATGCAGTCAAACCACTTAATATTGCCCGACCAGTTAAAAGCTATCCTGCAGCTGCATTTTCTCATCCTTGCCCTGTATGAGTTTTCTTCCCTGTCAATCTGGCTGATAATCATATATTTCAAGTTGTTATATTCCACTATATCCCCTGTCCTGATCTGGCACTTGCACCTAATTATTTTATCATCGTAATAAGTGAGTTTGTCGGCAGCATCTACGATCAGGGCAGCCTCATCTGTCCCGTTTATTTTAATGCTTTCCCCCTTTTCATAAAGGAAAAAGTCTATCATGTCGTCAATTTTGTTCATATGTTTACACCTGCCTTTTCAACTTGTACAGGTAAACTTCCATGTAGCTGTCCCACTTTTTGATATCCATCACCTTGTATTTTTCATTTTCAATTTCCATATAGCTATGTATACTAATGGAGTTTTCAATATCACAGAAAACCCTCCTGGTTATGTTTATTTCAAAACCATCTTCAAACATCATGCTTTTTAAATAAGGCTGAACATCGGCATAAATGGATTTTATATATGAATTGGGGTCAGGACTTGAATATATTTTTATCAAGGTATTATAAAACATATCAGCCTACCACCCTTATCCTTGGAGGCGGAAGCGCAAGCCTTATGGATTCGGGAATGGCATTTATGATTGTGAGGCTTTTCTCCCCTTCGGTTTTCTTTGTTATCCCTTCTAAATCCCTGTTGTTATAGAGGAAAACTGCAAGGTCGGCAGCCACATCATGATACTGTTCGGGCAGCGCATCTATATTGCAGTAGCCTAAGATAATATCTGTGGCTTTCTTAATGAAATGGTTGAGCAGGTTGTCTTTCGATGTGTCTGAAATATCCATGCCAAGCAGCATTTTTACGATTTCAAGCACAGGTTATCCCTCCGTTTCCCTTATTTTATCTTCTTTTTTGTCCAAATCATATAATGCCTGAATTAACTGTTCCTTTTTATACCCGATTCCGTTAAACCCACGCTCTTTTGCATAATCCGTTAATTCTTTATATGTCATGTCTTCATAATTCTTTATTTCTTTTTTCTCTTCTACGGTATAGCCATTCTCCATAAACCAGGAAACAAGGTAAGGGTCATCAGTAACCCCTACCCCGTTTACAAAGTTTACGCCGGCGGATATACCGTTGTATTGCTTATTTCTGCAGTATATCTTCGCCATAGTTTACCTCCCCATTAAGATACTTTGATATTCCTGAATACCCCTGCACTCTTTGTTGCCTTTAATGCAACAGCCGCCACCATTTCCACTTCTCCGTTCTTTACGGCTCCGGCTGTAGAAAAGTCGGGAAGCCATATCTTCACCAAGTCCTGATTTGCAAGGGATACGGCATGGAATCCATCAAGAGCCAACCTTGCTGCATAAAGGTCGGTAAGGCCTGTCACTACATCAGTACCGTTTGGTTTCCTTGTATCTACAATAGATACAACAGGGTCATTGCTTCCTGCTTTCGCTCCAAGGTCAACCAGTACAATTCCGTCATAGGCATCTACCTTCCTGCCGAATGCATCCTCGCTCTGAGTGAGGTATCCTGCCCTTCTTGCTACTGCTTTGATTTTAGTGATGAGTTTTGAATTCCCCCCAAGGAATGTCGGCTTCCCGTCAAGATTGGAGAGGAACTCATCCAGCAGGTCAAGGAATTGCTTATAGTTGGTATCTACTGCCGAGGATGTTGACAGGTCTATATATGCTCCAGTGTTAAACTCTGTGCTGGAGCCTGTGATTGCTTTATTGAGCCCGTCAAAGGAATTGGCATCCACAGCAGAATCGCCATTGATGATGGTGTCATGAAATAATGCCCTTGCTGCTTTCACCTTCTGCTGAACCTGAAGGTTTACTTCATCCACCAAACCACCTGTGCTTGCGATAACCCTGTCAATCTGGAAGGAGCCTCCGAAGGGCTTTAACTCAACCGTATACCTCTGCTTTTCAACTTCCTGCGGGGTATATTCGCTGTTGATGGCCCTGAAAGCCGCTGTCGGCTGTGTGATCAGCCTTGTGTACCCGTATGTGAGTGTTGCGCCGTTTGTCCCAGGGGTAACAGCGTCATCAAAGGGTATGTTGTCCAGTATAAATGAACTCTTCCTGAATTCATCTATAACCCCTGCCTGGATATCGTCCTGTGTATTTAATTTTGCCTGTGCTAATGTAATCATAAAATCAATCTCCTTTCAAATTTTACTTGTTTTGGTTGGAATAATACTGTTTTAACGCTTCATTAAGGCTTTTAGGCTGGTTGTTCTGATTGCTGTTATTCTGCGGCGGATTATATCCATTGCTTTTGAGCCTTTCTTCCACAGCGGCCTGAACAGAAGAATTGAATATCTCCTCAAACCTGCTAATATTAGCAACTGTAGCTTCCTCATCCTCCGCAATGAACAAGTCAGCTATCTTATTGATTGGAAGCTTCTTTTCGGAAGCGATAGTGAGGGCTTTATTCTTTA